AGGCGGCGATGGCCAAGGCTCAGACCGAAATGGCCAAGATACAGGCGGATCTTGAAAAATCTCGCGGCAAAGCCATGATTGACGTTCAGAAGATGGAGCAACAAGAGCGGATTGAGAGCGCGAGATTGGCCACAAAACTACAGGGTCAGAGAGAAAGCGATGAGTCCCAGAAAGAGATAGAGGGATTCAAAGCAGGTTTTAACCTTGTCAGAGACCTGATTGATGAGTAAAACTGCTACAAATAACTTGTTAAAGGCACTCCAAGAGGAGTACCGTAGGCACATGAACGAGTTGAGTGACCATGTTTCTTGCGGAGGATGCAAGAGCATGGAGGAATATTCGCGTTGCGTTGGGGTCATTGAGGGACTTGCCTACGCAGAGCGCACCCTTCTAGATATGAATGAGAGGCTAGAACGGGAATAACACGCTACAAGGTGTAGCGCCGGCGACTCCAGACGCCATCATCTGGTGCAGGAAGAAGTGATGACAGAAGAGCAAAAGACAGCTAGTCAGCTACCAGAGCCCAAGGGCTACAAACTACTCATTGCTCTGCCGGAGCCCGATGAAAAAACAGAGGGCGGCATCTTAAAATCAAAGCAAACAATGGACATTGAAGAAATTGGGTCCATCTGTGGTTTTGTTTTAAAGATCGGGGCAGACGCTTATCAAGATCCATCAAGATTCCCAAACGGCCCCTACTGCAAAGAGGGGGACTGGGTCGTCATGCGATCCTATAGCGGGACAAGGTTCAAGATACACGGCAAAGAGTTCCGTCTCATAAACGACGACAGCGTTGAGGCGGTTGTAGATGATCCGAGGGGGATTGAAAAGGTATGAGCGAAGAACAGCAAGAACAGCATTCCGCTGAAGAGAAGTTTTTTGGCGTAAAGGCAACTTTTGGGAAAACCGAAGAAAAGCCTTCTGACATCGACATAGAAGTTGTTGATGACCGTCCCGAGGAGGACAGGAGACCGCCAAGCAAGGAGCCGGAAAAGAAGGCATCTGAGTCCACAGAGGATGATGACGAGCTGGAAGGCTACAGCGAAAAGGTCAAGAAACGCATCAACAAGTTGCGTTATCAACAGCATGAAGAGCGCCGCCAGCGGGAAGCCGCTGAAAAGATGCGGGAAGAAGCAATTCGTGTTGCACAGCAGTATGCGGAGCAAAGCCGGCAATATCAGCAAATTATCTCTCGGGGCGAGCAAACACTTGTCGAGCAGATAAGGGCTAGGGCCGAATTATCCTTACAGCAGGCGAAAGATAAGTATCGTTCGGCCTACGAAGAGGGTAATACAGACAAAGTCCTTGAGGCGCAAGAGCAGTTGATGAGCGCTCAGGCTGAGTTAAAGTCGGCAGATTACCAGCTTGGCGAAGTAAAGCGCCGAAGAGAGGCGCCGCAACCGAGACAGGAGCCAAAGCCCCAGCAACAGGCCGTTCAAGCGCCGCCGAAGCCCACTCCAAGGGCGACGGAATGGGCCGAGCAAAACCCTTGGTTCGGCAAAGAAAAAGACATGACCGCTCTGGCCTACGGTGTTCACGAGCGCTTGGTTAGAGACGAGGGGTTTGACCCCAACTCTGATGAATATTATGAAGCTATTGACCGTACTGTTCGGTCTAAGTTTCCAGAATACTTCGGTGAGGATGACAGTGGCTCAGATGGAAACACATCTTCCTCGACCTCCCGAAGCCCCTCCGTGGTTGTGGCCCCTTCCGCAAGGAATAACGGCGCCAAGCCACGCAAAGTGAGGTTGAGCCGCACCCAACTCTCTCTCGCAAAGAGACTTGGGCTAACCCCCGAACAGTATGCCAACCAGCTCATTAAGGAGTCATAAAATGGCAGAACAGCGCACAAAAAGGGCCTCACAGGCCAGAGAAGTTGAACAGCGTCCGAGTGATTCTTGGAAGCCCGCATCCGTACTACCAACCCCCGAGCCGCAAGACGGCTGGGTTTTTCGTTGGGTACGCACCAGCACCCTAGGAAAGTCTGATAACACAAACGTGTCGCAGAAGTTTCGAGAAGGGTGGACTCCAGTGCGAGCAGAAGATCACCCAGAGCTTGAAGTGATGTCTGACATCGGCTCTCGTTTTGAAGGCAACATAGAGGTTGGCGGCTTATTGCTGTGCAAATCTCCTGAGTCTGAAGTTAAGCAACGAGAAGAATACTTCGAGCGAATGGCGTCGCAACAGATGGAGTCTGTTGACAACAGCTTCTTGAGAGAAAACGATCCGCGAATGCCTGTTCTGAACCCAGAGCGAAGCACTCGCACAACCTTTGGTCGAGGCTAACTCCCCCGTTTGGGGGCGGCCTCGTGGCTATTCATCAAGGAGATGAGAAATGGCTAGTACAGCTACTCCCACAGGTGCAGAACCTGTAGGCACTCTCAGTGCCTCCGGTTCTTTCACCGGAAAAGTACGCCACATCAAGATTGCGTCCGCTTATAACACGGCAGTCTTTTATGGCGACTTCGTTAAGCTGGTTGCCGCTGGAACGGTAGAAAAGGCGCAAGTAACAACTGCCAACGTCGGCGGTACTGTTGGCGTCTTTGTAGGTTGTTCCTACACCGATCCAAACACCAATCAGCCAACCTTCAGCCAATATTGGCCAGCAGGCACGGTAGCATCTGATGCTGTCGCGTATGTTGCCGATGATCCCAAGCTGGTCTTCCAGATGCAGGGTGATGGCACAATTGCTCAAACCGGTCTTGGTAACAACGTGCAGGCTATTAGCACTGCGGGTTCACCCAGCATTGGACGAAGCAGAAATGCGTTGGACGCTAGCTCTATTGCTACCACCAACACCTTCCCACTCCGAATCGTTGACTTTGTTGACGGGCCTGACAGCGCTGTAGGTGACTCGTTCACCGATTGCATCGTTACTTGGTTGCCCGGAAGCCATGCTTACGATACGGCACTCGGCGTTTAAGGAGAAATAAAAAATGGCAATTTCACGCGCACAAATGCTGAAAGAGCTTCTCCCCGGCCTGAACGCCCTGTTCGGTCTGGAGTATGAGAAGTATGAAGATGAGCACACGATGATTTATGACACTGAATCATCTGAGCGCTCTTTCGAGGAAGAGGTGAAGCTGTCTGGCTTCGGTGCGGCACCCGTCAAGGCTGAAGGTTCTGCCATCGCCTATGACACCGCGCAAGAGTCATTCACCGCTCGCTACAGCCATGAGACAATCGCTCTCGGCTTCTCCATTACTGAAGAAGCTATGGAAGATAACCTGTATGACTCTCTGTCTGCTCGTTATACCAAGGCGCTTGCTCGTGCTATGGCACACACCAAGCAGGTCAAGGCGGCAAGCCTGTTGAACAACGGTTTTACCTCGTTCAACTCTGGCGATGGCGTTACTCTGTTTAGCACGGCGCACCCACTGGTAAGTGGCGGCACTAATGCTAACCGACCTGCGGTTGCGGCTGACCTTAACGAGACCTCACTGGAAGATGCTGTAATTAACATTGCCGCATTTACCGACGAGCGTGGTCTCTTGATTGCGGCACGTCCTCGTAAGTTGATCGTTCCCCCTTCACTCATGTTCGTGGCTACTCGCCTTATGGACACAGAGGGTCGGGTTGGCACGGCTGACAACGACATCAACGCCCTTCGTAACAACGGCTCGATTCCAGAAGGCTACTCAGTCAACCACTTCCTGACTGATACCAACGCCTTTTTTATCATCACCGATGTACCGAACGGCATGAAGCACTTCCAGCGCACCTCGCTGGAAACGTCTATGGACGGCGATTTCGACACTGGTAACGTGCGCTACAAGGCGCGTGAGCGTTACTCGTTCGGCGTATCCGACCCTCTGGGCATCTACGGTTCACCCGGAACCTCATAATCCGGTCCTTTAGAGGGGGGCTTCGGCCCCTCTCTGCTTTTTATTATTGGGTGGTAGACAGCTTAGGCTGACGACATGCAGACTGCCACTCACAACTCGCATGAGAGGAATTAAACATGGCAACAACAACTTTTTCTGGACCCGTTGTATCCGACAATGGCTTCAATCTGCCTGTTAGCCTGACTTCAGAGCTACCTGCCGCTTCTACAGCTAACACCGGACAAGTTCGTGCTATCACCGACAACGGTGCTGGCAATAACGAGTTTGCACTTGTGGTAAGCAATGGCACTGTTTGGCTTGCCATCGTGACTGAGGCTCTTAGCTAATGGCGGTCTCAGCATCAGCGAAAGCACACCTAGAGAGGCTGGCGTCTCAACCCAAGGCCAAGCCCAAGTCCAAGAAGGCGCCCAAGAAAGTGGAGGCTGAAAAATGTCAAGACACCAAGCAAGCGGACAAGTAACCGCTAACGGCCAGACTGGCGGCGTTGTTTGCAGTGGGTTTGTCACCATGACTGCCCACCTGTCGTCAGGATCAGGGACTTGGACGTGGCAATTCAATGGCCCGGACGGCGTATGGCGATCTATCTATGGCGGCAATGACGGCACGATAGAGCAGTCGTACACTGGTAGCCACATGATTAACGCCTACTTCGGCAACGATGTCGAGATACGCGGCTCTGCGTCCTCAAGCTCAAGTCCCGAATGGAACTGGCAGTTGATCAGTAATCCCCGAAACCGAATCTAAAGGGTAAGCAAAATGCTACACACGGCAGGTCTCGTCACACCAACGGCTGGCCCCGTGGTGGTCAATGTGCTTATGCCGGTTACGGAAATCAGCGTACTCTCCCAGTACGCTGTGGCTGACTACGACCCGGCGTTTGTTGCGGACTTTAAGGGCTATTATCTCCGCACCGGCACCATGCCGACGACCCTATCCCAAGCCATCACCCACAGCCGCAGTGGTAACGCCACGATGACGGATGGCTATGGCCCTGAGCTTGTGACTAATGGCACGTTTGATACGGACTTGTCTGGGTGGACTGAAAACACAAGCGGTGTTGTCACATGGTCTGATGGTGTTGCCTTGGTTGGTGACGGTAACGGAGTATCAAATACCTATTTTTCTCAGACCGTTTCTGCCGTTAGTGGCAAAACCTACGAAATAAAAGTAGGTGTAAATTTACTCTCTGGAACGGGAGTTAGGATTATATTAGACGGTGTTAATCAGGGCGGTGGGGCATACTTTACTTCAGACCAGACGTTCTATTACACAGCTACTTCCTCAACGATAGATTTTGAAGTCTACAGATTCCGAAGTCACACAGGATCGGTAGAAATAGACAACGTAAGCATCCGCGAGATGCCAGTTATCAAGTGGGCACCGCACAACCTGCTGTCGTACTCTGAGGACTTCAGTAATTCGGCTTGGGTTAAGGGCGGCATCACATTAACCGATAATGTGGTCGTGTCTCCTGATGGCACGACTACGGCTGATAAATTAGCGGCTACAGCGGTTGCTGGCAATCATATTGTTTACAGAAGCGTATTCGATGCGTATTCAGGCACTGTTTCAATTTTTGCTAAAGCCGCCGAGTATACAAATCTTCGATTAATTGAGATTGGTGGCTATAAATACTACGCATCCTTTGATCTTGAAACTGGGGCTGTATCTGCAACTGGAGGCTCAAAGTTCATCTCTGCATCTTCTGTCAGCGTTGGCAACGGGTGGTTCCTATGTACTATTAGGGTTAGTCAACTCGCTGGTGCACCAAGTGTCGGCGGTTTCCCAGATGGCTCAGAGCCTGTAAACACACCGGCTAGTTACACGGGCGACGGAACCTCCGGCATCTACATCTGGGGCGCACACCTCTACCGCTCCGACCTCGGCGGCATGGTGGACAACCCCGAGCGCGGGGACTCATACGTTCCCACGGCGGTGCGTCCGTTTGGCCCTGAGCTTGTGACTAATGGCACGTTTGATAGCGATAGCGATTGGACTAAGGGTACAGGCTGGAGTATTGCTTCTGGTGTTGCTACGTACACTGATACAGGAAGCCTTTCTGAAATTACACAAGTAATTAGCGGGTTGACTGTTGGAAATGCTTATCAAATATCTGTAAATATTATTTCAAATGGTTCTTCGATTAGGTTACGTGCGGCTACTCCTAGCGCTGTAATTAGTCCCTCTAACATTACGGGGACGGGGGAAGCTACTCTTGTATTTACTGCGGCAGGTACAACAGAAAGCATACGAGTTCGCGCAAACGCAGGAGGCGATGTAACCATAGACAACGTGTCGGTTAAAGAAACCGTAAACCCAGCAGTAGCCCGTTACCTCCCAAGAGTAGGCCACCACGTATACAACGGCTCTGCGTGGGTAAACGAGGGGATGCTGCACGAGAGTGAGTCTAGGACTAATCTTTTAAAAGATACGCTTGAAATGTCTTCTGCCGAATGGACAGCGCAAAACGCAACCTTGTCGGACGTAGATGGATGGACAGAAGTCAATGAAGGAACAGATAACTCTGTTCACGACATGCTTTCAGCAGCAACAAATAGGCCGATTGCAGATGGCACTTCTACTTATACGTTATCTGCTGATATTCAATACATTGATAGGCAGTATGTCGTTTTCTCAATGGAGAGTTCTGGTAACGGCTTTAGTGCGACTATAGATTTGGTAAACAAATTAATTACAAG